AGATCCTAAAAAGTCACAATCATACTCTTGAGCAAATTCTCTTGGAGACATATTTGCACGTTCTGTTTGTTCCCATTTTTCGTCTCTATCAGGATGTAAATTCCATTTTAATTCAATAGCTTTAAATTCATTTTTACCAATTTCAGCTTCAGTATACATTTTATGAAACCAGTTACCTACACCATTTGGAGATGATAATGCTATAATTCCTCCTCCCGTTGCAATGGTTGGTTTAATACTCGTATAAATTCTATCAATTCCTTCAATGAAGGCAGCCTCATCTACAATAAGTAACGAAACTGCGTACGATCTACCTGCATCTGATGCAGCTGATGTAGCGACAATTTGAGAGTTGTTAGCGAGTTTTAATGATAACTTGTTATTAGAAATTGGTTTTTGATTACCTCTTAACCAAGCAGGTAATGAATTGTGCATAAATTGTACCTTCTCTACCATTCCTTTAGCTGTTTCTTGCTTTGTTGCAATACATAATACAGTTTTGTCTTTTTGGAATAACATTGTCCAAAGAGCAAAGCCTGCAGATAATGTAGAGATACCTAACTGTCTTGATTTATTTATAATACTAAATCTATTATTTCTAAGATCGTTTAATACATCTTCCTGAAATGGGTAAAGATGAAATAGTACTCTACCTTTTACAGGGTGAGTAATATAACAATATTTTCTAAAGAAGTGTACAGGGTCAGTAGCACATTTAATATACTCCGCCTTAATTATTTCTTTAACATTTTGTTGCGTCATGTATATAAATATATAAAAAAAGCTCAACCTTACGGGGTTGAGCTATGTTTACCATTGGTCTAAAATGCTAAACGAGGAGTGTTCCTAAGGTAGACTAGAACCACTATTTTGCAATCATTAAATATATTAATCCTCCAGCTACAACTCCAGCACCGATTTTAGTAATCTTGTTCTTGAATTTTAACTTTTGATTTTGTAAATATAATTGATTGTATTGACCTTTCCAATCATTAATTTGTGTTGCTTGGTTGGTCATAATATTTTTGTATGTTCCTTCTTTTTTAATATAAACAGCAATAACGCTATCTTTACCTGCTACTCTAGATTCAGTTAATGCAATAACACTATCTTTAATAGTAATAATTTGTTTTGCACCATCTAATTCTGCTAAATCTTTAGCTGAAGCTAATAATACTGGTTGTGCTATTGGTAATTTATTAGTAACTGTATCTTTAGGGTAACGAGTGTTAAAGTAAGATACTAATTCGTGATCTTTAAAATTAGCAATTTTTGCTTTGTTAATATCAACTGTTTCAACCACTTTAATAACTTGTGCTTTAGTATGTTTAACTTGATCTACTAATGCTAAATCAACTTGGTTTAATGAATCGATTTTAACGCTATCTTTAGCCAAATCTAATTTCATTGAATCAACAGCAGCTACTAAGCTATCTTGTTTGTGTGTAAATTCTTTTGATAATCCAGCATCTTTGATTTTATCAAAAATGATGTAAACAACTACCAAAAATACTAAAATTCCTAAAACTGTTTTTTTCATATAATTTATTTTATAATACCTGCGTAATATTGTAATTTTCTTAATTGATATTCAGCTAATAACGCTTCATCAATTGGTTCTTCCTCAGTATCTGGCATTTCGATATCTTCTGGTTCAGGAGTGTTACTTAATTTTCTAACATATGCTGAATTGGCTTTTAAATCAGCAATACGTTGTTCTAATGATGTTTTTAAAGCACGTAAACGTTCTAATTCGCTTGATGGTTTATCTTTAATATCACCTGCTGTTGCTTTAGATCTTTTCATTTTTAAAATGTTAGATTTAACTGCAGCTAAACGACGTTCTAATTCTGTATATTTGTAAGAAGCATCCATATCTTCAGGTGATACATTACTTGTAGATACTGGTTCTGCTTTTTCAATTTCACCTGCTTCTGGTTCGAAATCATCGCTACCATCACCATTAGGTTCATTATCAAAATACATTGCTAATGGATTATCAGATCCACCTACAAACATATCTTCAGCATCAGTTGCTGCTGGAGCTTGTGCTTGTGTTCCTGCTGGTTCTTCTTCACCGCCTGCACCTAATTTTGTTAATACACCTGCATCCATTAAACCATTAACAATAGCGTTAGCGATTTGTGGACGAGCGAAATTAAAATGTGATTGTAATGATTTTTTATCAGCACCTGGATTTTCTTTAAAATATTCAATAACATCAGCTAATGATGTACCTGAAATTGTTTTAGTAAACCCTGATGTATCAACATCATCGTTTGTTAATTTATATCCTTTAGCGATACGTGCTAATTCATCTAATTCAACATCTTTACCTTGTGCTAAGTCAGCAGCAACATTTGTTTTTGCTGTTTGATTTAAGGTATTGTATTTAGGATCAGTTTTAATAGCATTTGCTGCACCCTTACCTGCGTAAGTTGTTTCAGCTAATACTTCACTGATTGCTTCGCGTATAATTTTGCGTAGTTCTTTACTTTTCATTTTGTCTGCGTTGGTATTGTTCATCATATAAATATTAAATATTTTGTAAAATTGTAGCAATACGTTCCTCAGTAGTGCCTTTAATGTAAATTAATTTATTTGGTTTATATTCTTCTAATGCTTCTTTAATTGTCCAATCAATTTTAGCACGATATTCAGGATCAATAGTACGAACACCATTGTCTTCTAATTCAACGCCTTCAGGTGATACATAAAATACCACATCATAATATGAACGCATAGTCATAGCAGCTTCAACAAAATCACGCTTAGTAAACCAATCAATAGATTTAGATGATAATGTAAATGCACTTACGTCCCATATTGTTCTATCAGTAATAACATTTTCACGTAACAATTCACTAGCACGTTCAGCTAAAAATACAAACTGACCTAATATAGTAGAATCATTGTTTAATGGAATACCTAAATCACGCAAGTATTTACTACGTTCAGTAGCAATATAATAGTCTTTAAATTGATCTAGTTCACCTAATGCTTTTGCTAATGTAGTTTTACCTACAGACATTGTACCTGCTAATCCTATTTTCATAATAATTTTTTAAAATATGTTTGTGGTAAAGATACGTCATTTGCTTGGACGTAGTATGGATTCATATTCATCCACTGTTCATGCTTTCTATTTTCACAGATAAAATATAATTTTGAAAGCTTATGTAATACTATATCACCTACATGAATCATTTACTTCTTTCGTTTATTTTCTTCATTTGACGTTCTGTCTTCTTAACCTGCTTAGCTTCCTTAACAGCTTTTTTTATTGCTTTTTCAGCACCAGCTTTGTACTTAATATCTACTAAGATAGGTCCATTACGAAACTTATCTAAATTATAGTGCCACGTTTCGATAGCATACTCGTCTTCAAATACACGAGTATACTTACGAGGTGGTTCTTCTTGTACGATTGTTGCGGGTCTACCTCTTCTTTCTTCCATACAATGAATATATAAAGTTAACTTTGCCTATACTCTAGCTCCTGTAGCTTTAGCAGCTGCTGTTTTGTAGAACGGAACACCATTAACATCTTTCTTTCTATCTTCCCATTCGTCTTTAGTATATTTAAAACTAAATAACCAATATTCAGCAGCACGCTTATTACCTTGTGGTAAATAAGCAGGTCCGTCCCAGTTATGCATTAGATTTTTTCCACCAATGTTTATGAAATGGACTATAGATCCATCTGATGTTTTAATTTGTCTTGTTTCTGCCATTTTTATTTTATTAATTTTTCTGCAATATAAATTCCATGTGCCCCTGATACTGTAATACCTCTAGCTGATAAAGCATCACCAGCGAAGTGTACATTTGGGTATTCATTTAATGATAAATCTGTGTAATTAACCAATGGTTCAGGTGATAAGTACTTTACCTCAGGAATATACATTCCCCAATCATTTTCAAATTCAAATACTTTTTTCATATCAGCAATAAAGTTGATAATATAATTAGCATATTCACCTAATGCTTCTTTAAATACAATTAAATTATCAATTTTAGATGCATTTACAACTGTACCTTCAGATGTATTAGAAGGAGTACGTGTAGCTGAATAGTATAAACCAGTACCATTACTTTGTAATTTTTGAACTACATCTCTACTCCACTTAAATGGATCTTCAATACCTTTAATTTCCATTAAGATACCAAAGTTAGTCATCCCATTTTCAAACTCTTTACCTTTTTTAGCGTGACCATTATAGCTAATATTACCGTATGTTTCCTCTACTGCTACATAAGCTGCATTGTTGTTAGTGCAGAATGAGCGAATAGATACATTATCAAACTTCTGATATAACTTAAAGTCATAAGATACATCAATTAATTTCTGGAAGTATTTTTGTGGTGCTTCAAATCGAACACCAATTTGTACTGCTTTAGCTTCAGTTGGTAATTT